AGGACCATAATGATACTGTAGAATATAGAGATGAAACTCCTCACGCTACTTGGACAGCAGCTAATTTAGGAGATTTTTCAACTCAATTTATTTCAAAATGGGATGCAGCTCATTTAACTCAATTACAATCTAATTGGGACGCAGATAATGTTGATGGTGAAACTGAATCTGAAAAAATTACTAGATTAGGTGCAAGACCTACATCGTATACTTCAGCTTAAAATAAATTCTTTTTAATTCGATCATAAGCATGATCTTTATGTATGCCATTTTGGTTTACATAATGTAAAAAAACTTGAGCCATACCTTCACCTTTATAGGTTCCAGGACGCCAATGTTTTTGATCACAGCCCGCATATAAAACTGCATCACCCTCATCTAATTCAAAAGATTTATTTTCTACCACAATGGGCCAATTATCGTATTTTTTTAAACATGCTGTCACTGATATTTCGCAAGATGGTCTATCAAAGTGTTTTTTTAACATTCCACCAAATATATAATATCTCCAATATGCATATGTAGGATATAATTTTAAATTAGATTCAAATTCAACTTTACATAATTTTAAATCTAATATCACATTCATTAATGGATCATTATACCATGCAGGTGAAAAATTATGTTTGTCAATTGTATATTTATTTTCATCTAATTTATTAAAACAATATTTTTGATAAACCTTTAACTCTTCTTTACTAAAAAAGTTTTTAATTAATTTATAATTTACTGCAGCCATGCAACTATACTATACCTTGTTCCTTTTGTAATAGGTTCAATAATATGTGGATACATAAAATTACTTGGAAAAAATACAACAGAACCTTTACCTAATTTACATCGTTTAATTTCTTTTTCTTTTTGATCTGTGAAAATTAAATCACCTCCTTCATAATTATCATTTAAATTTAATATTATACTTAAATGTCTTCACTATAATGATCTGTATGAATTTCATATTTACCACCTTCTGTATATTTTAATAAATCAATTTGATTAATTTTTGAACTTGCCATTTTAGGAAATTTTACTTTATAAAAAATATAGAGTCTTTCTATTTCTTTTTTTATATAATTCCAATAAAACAAATTAGTAGGCGTGTTAAAATTTAACTGATATCCTTTTACATTTCTAATATTTTTATTTTTACCAATTGAAATTTCTAAAGTTTTTTTAGCTTTATGATTTATTAAAGGAATAATTTTTTCTATAAATCGTGAGTCAATTATTTTTTTCAATTCTACAATGACTTCAGTATGATCCATTTTATCTCAACATCATCCATGATGTTAAAATATATTTTTCACCAGATAATGGTGAATTACCTCTATGAACATATGGAAAACCAGCAGGCCAAATAACTATTCTACCTGTTTTAGGTTTTACTCTTTTTGAAAAATGTAAGAATTCCGTTTCTCCTCCATCTTCTACATCATTTAAATATATAGAAAAAACAAAAGCACGCGGTTCATTATCAAATCCTTTACCGTGTTCAATGTGCCAAACATGATAACCTTCTGTAGGTAAAGTTTTTTGAATTTTTAAACATGTAAAATGAAAAGGAACATCATATGCATCTCCTGCTCCAGTGTTTTGAATATAATGATTCCAAGCTAAATCGAAATATAGCTTTATTACATTCTTCTTTAGTAATGTAATTATCATACACACCGATAAAATTATTTATATTAACTGTTTTTTCTAGTGGTTTTTTCATTTATTTATCCTCTTAATATTTATATTTCAGTTATAATATTTAAATTTAATCTATGTAAACTTTTTTTAGGTGGAGTGCCTTTATGAGTTATTTTACTTGGAAAAATAATAGCTTCAGATTCAACAGATTTTTCAAACTTTTCCTCATCATTTATTTTAAAAATAGTTCCTCCGTCGTTTGTATGTAAATTATATATAATTGAATATCTATTATCGTTAGGGTGATCTTCATGATATTTAGTGCCAATGCTACCAGGTGAATACCAATTCCAATAATATCTATTAATTTTTTTAAATTGTATTAATGAATTTTTTTGAACTATATCAAATATTACGCCTGCATATACATTTAATATTTCATGAGGTGTATATTCAATACTGTCTCCAAAAGTAATTATAGCCATTCCACAATCTGGTTGATTTATTTTATAAACTGGACTTCCATCTTTTGCATGACGCCATAAACTAGTATTAAATAATATATCAATAATTTTTTTATTAGTTTGACTTGGAATACCGGTATTAATTTTTTTAATCATTTATTTTAAATTGTGTTATTAATGATATTCTTTTTTTATAAGAATCTGTAAAACTAAGAGGTGCGTGCCAAACATTTGACTGCCAAGAAACTATTCTATTTGGTTTAAAACCAATATGAGTATTTAACTCGAAATTATTGTTTTCATTTTTTTTAACATAAAATCCTGTTCCACAATGAATATTTTCATCTCCACTAATATAAATAATACATGATAAATTTGTGTCTTCAGGATGGTTATGAACTTGAGTTTTATCTGATTTTGCTACTAAAGAATATTGGCATGTATTTATATTCAAAATTTTTATTTTAAAGAAATTAGATATTTTTTTGGTTAAAATATCACAAACTTTTTGTGGTGCGTCTGCTGTAAAAAATACATGATTTTTTGAATGTCCATTATCATATGTTAAATTTATAGGACCAAAATTTATATTTTTTGAAACATTTTTAATATAATCAAAATCTTCTTTAGAAAGAAAATTATCTTGTATTCTTATATCAAAGTCCGTATTTTCATTTAACATATTCTTTTTTTCCTTGGTAAAAAGGAAGTCCTTCACCAGATTTATTATAATACTTTCCTTCTGGAGATTGACCTGCAATTACTTCACAAACATCCTTAATTGTTTTTGTCTCCCACAACATCATAGAAGCCCTTTAATTTTCGATAATATATTTTGGCT